TGATCCAATTTTCACATAATCTATAATAGATTGTATAGTTTTTGATTCTTGTGCATCACGAGCAAAGAATTTGAATGCAAAGTTATGTGTTCTAAAACTCATACCTTGAAATATTTGTTCACTGTATGGGTTGAATATTCTTCCTGCCTGTAGGTTTTCAATAGCATTAAGATCCAAATTACCTTGTAGTCCTACAAAGTTATTGAATCCGTTTACCATTTGTAATACCATGTTGGTAGAAAACTCAGGTAGTGCAGCACCTGCTGCCTCTTGTAATGTTTTTGCTAAGTCTGTAAAATCTGATTTACCTCCATTCAACATACCTGTTGCTGTCACACCTGCAACACCAATGTCTGCTCTTCTATATGCAGGACCATAAGATGTCTGAATGCCAGGTGGTATCGCAATATAACATCTATCTGGATGTTGTACTACAGTTGCTCTATTACCAGGTATTTCTCTATTATAAAATGCAGGTACATTTGTAGCATCATAGTCAAATCTTTCTCTACGCAGCATGAGGTAGTCAATGGCACCAGTTTCAGCGTCTGCTAAACCGTAACCCTGATCTTGTGCGGGAGGTTTTTCTGGATATCTAAAAATGCTCAAGTTTTTGCCTAAATAATATTACTTGTATCATATGTATTTATGAGGTTTAGACAAGGAAAGTACATTCCACGCAATCCAAATAAGTATAAAGGCGATCCTCGCAACATTGTTTACCGTTCATCTTGGGAGCATAAGTTTATGCTTTGGTGTGACCAACAGAATTCTTCCGTACAAGAATGGGGTAGTGAAGAGATCGTTATTCCTTATGTAAGTCCTGTTGATGGTAAAAGGCACAAGTATTATCCAGACTTCTATGTCAAAATCAAAGGTAAAAAGTATATGGTTGAGGTAAAACCATTTAAACAAACCAAAGAACCTAAGACTCAAAAGAAAATCACTAAAAGATATGTTAGTGAAGTTCTAACTTGGGCTGTCAACAAAGCTAAATGGAACGCAGCTGAAGAAGTTTGTCAAGATAATGGATATAAGTTCATGATCATTACAGAAAAGGAGTTGGGAGTATAATGTTAGGATCAATAATATCAGTATTAACAGATATTTTCCAGTACGTAGGTTCTACGCAGATGACTGGGATACCTGGTGCAGGAGATGTATCTTCAAGTAAATTGCAAGAGTTTATGGCTTTTAGTAGGAAGAAAGGAGGAGACTTCTCTCTTACTAACATATACACAGTGCAATTTGCTACTCCTCCTATGCTTACTGATAAATTTGAGAGTGGTGACGATAAATTATTATTAGATTACTATGTTGATAGTGTAACTTTACCCAGTAAACAGATAACTACAGCTCAGATCATGAATGTGGGATCTGCATATAAGTATGCTACTGGTAATGCATTTAGTCAGATTAATATGACATTCAAGATGCCAAAAACTCAAAGAACTAGAGTAATCTTTGAAAGATGGGCTTCATTGATGAACAATGATGCTAATCAATACACACACTTTTACAACATGTATTGCTGCCCAAGAGTAAGAATATACAAATTTGAAAGAGGTGGTGGTCCTAAAGTTGAGAATTTCCTGAATAAAAATGACACTGTGAAAAAAATAGCTGGTATTCTTAATGGTTCTGGTATATTTGGTGGTAGTAGTAGTACTATAGCGGACAATAATCTTTTAAATTACCTGAAAAGTGATCCTGCAATTAAACAAGCAGCTCTAGATGCCATTGCAAACCAAGCAAAATACTACGGTTGTCATGGTATGTGGGAGTTAAGAAATGTATATCCAACTAACATTGGATCAGTACAGTTAAACAATAATGAAGCAAGAGTCATGTCAATGACTGTATCATTTAACTTTGAGAGATATAGATTCTATGCTAAACCACTTTATAATGGTGGTAGCAATAAGGAATTTATTGTTGAGAACCCTGCATTAAGAAACAACGTAGATATTGGTAATAATCAACATGGTGCACATGTATCAACAGGAGATGCAAACGGATTTGGATTTAGCAAAGGGGCTATCAATAATGACAATTACTGGTAGATCGCATATATAATTTAGACTTTTTTTACCAAAATACCCCGAAAAAAATTCGTCCCAAAAAATGACCCTTTAGGGTTTTCAACTAAATAATTACAACTGAAAATATATTATTATGGCACTTCCCGTATTAAATACTCCGAAGTTTAAACTTAAACTTCCTTCTGATAACAGAGTGGTGAATTTTAGACCTTTTCTCGTAAAAGAAGAGAAAATTCTATTAATTGCAACTGAAACTGGTGAACAAGCAGAATTAATCACTGCTATTAAGAACATTATTAAAGCATGCACCGATATTAAGGATGTTGAGCATTTATCAACCTTTGATATTGAATACGTTTTCTTACAGATCAGAACCAAGTCTGTTGGTGAATCTGTAGAAGTAAATGTGACATGCCCTGATGATGGTGAAACACAAGTTCCTGTTTCCATTCCTTTAGACCAAATTAAAATTCACAAGACTAAAGGTCATAAAAAGGAAATTAAATTATCTGAAGAAATTGTTCTTACCATGAAATATCCAAGTTTGGATGTTTTTGTAGAAATGAATTTCCAAGAAAATGAAGGTGGAGTTGATCAAGTCTTTAAAATGGCAGCTGGGTGTATCGAATCTATTGCAGATACAGAACAGGTATATGAGTGTAAAGACTTACCAAAAGAGGAGCTTAATGCATTTCTAGATCAAATGACTTCTGATCAGTTTAAGAAAGTGCAAGATTTCTTTGAAAGTATGCCAAAACTACAGCATACATTGAAAGTGACTAATCCTAACACAAAAGTTGAGAGTGAAGTAAAACTTGAAGGACTAGCGAGTTTTTTCGCATAGCCCTGATGCACGCTGATTTGCGTGGTTATTATGAAACTAATTTTGCATTAATTCATCATCATAAGTGGCAAATTGAGCATATTGAAAATTTGCTGCCTTGGGAAAAAGAGATCTACATGAATTTGTTAATACAATTTCTCGAAGAAGAGAATCAACGAATGAAGGATCAACAGTCTAAGTCTAGTGGCTAAAATTTCAATGTACAAGTTCATTAATCCAGGTAGTGCTGCCTCGACAGCAACTGCCTCGAATGAAGCAGCTCGTACAACACTTTTAGCAACCAATAGACTAGGTGGTTCAGTATCTGGACTTGCAAAAACTGTTAATAACCTTGAAAAGATATACAAAGCAAGTGCAAAGAACGAAAAACTTGTAGAAATAGCAGAACGTAGAAGAGCAAAAAGGGATAGGGATAAAGAAAGAGAAGAGGAGATAGAAAATCAAAATTTATTCAATGGTAAAGACCTAAAAAAGAGGGCAAAAGAGACAAATAGCACTAAAAAAGCTTTTGGGCAAGGACTAAAAGATGATCTCTTAGGTGGTCTTGAAAAAATTCTAATTAATGTTGTAGGATTTCTTACTCGACTATTTGCATTGAGAGAAATCAAAAAACTGCAAAATTGGTTTGGTGATGAGCAAGAAAGGGCAAAACGTAAAGAATTTGTAGAAAATTTAAAATATGTTTTTGGAACATTTATTAAATTTGGAAAAAGGTTATTAATTGATAATATAGCTAAACCTTTTGACAAAATGATAAATGGGAAAAATTTTATCGAGAAGTTGCAGGGATTAGGTAAACTTATAATGGGTTTGGCAGGTTTAACTGTACTATTGAATCCATTTGGCACTATGGATGCTATTCTCAGTATGTTGGGGATGGATTTTTATCGTGATAGGTCTCAGGAAGGTAAAGGAAAGGGTGATGGTAAAGGAAAAACAAAGATAGACAAGGGAAAGATAAAAAATACAAATAAACTTAAAACTAAAAATATTTTAAAAAGTAAGAATGGTAATAGATTATATAACAAGTATAGATCAGAAGGATTTACTCATAAACAAGCATTAAACAAAACACTAAGAGCAGCTCGTCAAAAACCAAATTTATTCAAACCTCCACAAACTCCTACATCAGGTTTAAGTCCTTCGGGAGCACCTAAAGGTAAAATTTTCAGTAAAGGATTAAGCAAAGGATTTGGTCGTGGTGCTTTAAAGTTTCTTGGAAAAAATAATGTAAAACTACTCGGTAAAGCATTCAATCAGACTTTTGGTAGGATACCTATTTTTGGAACTATACTAACAGCAGTATTTTCAAGATTACAGGGAGATCCTTGGGGAGCAACTATATTCAAGACTGCAGGTGCAGGTGTCGGTGGTGCATTGGGATCATTCTTATTACCAGGTATTGGTAGTTGGCTTGGTGTAATGGTTGGTGAATACGTAGGTAATTTACTATATCTCGGATTCCAAGGTGGAGAAGGTGGAACTCAAAACTGGAAAGCAGCTGGTAAAAAATTAAAAGAAGATGCTGCTGCATTTATAGGACAGGTTAAGAATATCTTCAATTGGATGAAGGAGAGAGTCACTAGATTTTATAAAGGTATACCAAAGATAAAAATACCAGATTTTCCTAAAGATCCTCCTGATTGGATTCCAAAATGGTTAGTAGGTAGAAAGACAATCTATAATAGTGCCAAACTTGCTATAAAAGCAATGCTTGGTCCTATGGGACTCTTAATGGGTAAAGAAATCCCCAACGTTGCTTGGTTGATGGATGGATTTGGATTTAAGAATACTCTACCATTACTTCACAAATCTTTCTTTAAATCTGATCCAGTAGGTGAAGGAACAAAGACCGAAGGAACACCAATGAACGGTGTAAAGGGTGAAGA